GATGGACATACTGACTGTTGACTTTGAGACGTACTACGACAAAGATTACTCTTTGTCGAAGATGCAGACTGATGCGTACATCAACGATGACCGCTTTGAAGTTATCGGCGTGGCCGTCATCAAGAATGATGAAGACGCTGTGTGGTTCAGCGGTAGCGAGGAAGACACGCTGCACTGGCTGTGGGGCAACTACGACTGGGCGAACTCTGCTGTGCGATGCCACAACACTTTGTTCGATGGCTACATCCTGACGCAGCGCTTTGGCATCCGCCCTAAGCTGTGGATGGACACACTCGGCCAAGGCCGTATGCTGTTGCCGTTCCTGCAATACCACTCACTGGCTAACTTGGCCAAGCAGTATGCGTTCCCTGACAAGGGCACTGCTGTTGTGAAGGCAATGGGCAAACGCCGTGAGGACTTTAATCCCATGGAATTAGCTGAGTACGCTGACTACTGCAAACACGACACGTGGCTGTGCAAAGAGCTGGGCAAGAAGTTCGACCCATTCACACCACCGCTGGCGATGCGTTTGATCGACATGACCATCCGCATGTTCACCGAGCCGATGTTGGTGGGCGACCAAGCCAAGATGAAACAACTCTATGACGAGGAGCTTCTGCGCAAAGACCAGCTGTTGAAGGCTGCCGATGTAGACCGCACCATCATCATGTCCAACGACAAATTCGCTGCACGCTTGCTTGAGCTCGGTGTAACACCGCCTCGCAAGACCAGCAACACAACAGGTAAAGAGACCTATGCTTTTGCCAAATCAGACAAAGCCTTCACCGACCTCTTGGAGTCCGACGATGCAGACGTACAGGCGTTGGTTGCGGCTCGCTTGGGCGTCAAGACGACAATCGCAGAAACCCGCGCACTGAAGTTTCTCGAAACTGCACAGCGTGGCCCACTGCCCGTGTACCTCAATTTCTGGGGCGCTAAGACCACTGGCCGCTACTCTGGTGGCAACTCCATCAACTGGCAAAACATCCCTGCGCGTGGCCCGTCTGCTGGCTTGCGTGATGCGTTGCTGGCCCCCGAGGGTTACACCGTTCTCGTTGGTGACTCATCCAACATTGAACTCCGCACAGTGATGGCACTGGCTGGCCAAGACGATGTGTTACTCAAGCTGCGTGATGGCGTTGACCTGTACTGTGACTTCGCATCCAAGCTGTTCGGCCGCACGATTACGAAGGCTGACAAGGCCGAGCGTTTCTTGGGTAAGACCGCGATGTTGGGCTTGCAGTACGGTGCTGGTGCAGCGCGATTCCAAGAGATGGTTCGCCTCGCCAAGCGCACAGACCCAAGCGTGGAGCTGATCGACTTAGACCGCGCTTACGCCATTGTTGACCTGTATCGCTCTGTGCACTACAAGGTCGTGGAGTTGTGGAAGCGCTGCGACAAAGTGATCTTGCCTGACATCGCCAACGGCTGCAGCATGCTCAACGTGGATGTGAATGGCTGGTTCGTGACCCAGTGGGATGGCTTTGGCCGCCCCGGCGAGCCGGGCGTCATGTATAACGACCTCAAGCATGACGGCAAGAACTGGACTTACACGATGGGCAAGATGCGGGTAAACCTGCACGGTGCGAAAGTTGTAGAAAATTTATCGCAACATGCCGCAATGCAGATCGTTATGTGGCAAACTGCACGTATCAATCAACGCTACCCAGTCAAGCTGTCCGTTCACGACGAAGCTGTTTGTGTGGTGAAGAATGAAGAACTTGATGAAGCCCGTGCGTATATGGAAGAGTGCCTTGCGATGACACCTAAGTGGTGTCGCAGCATCCCCGTGGCGTGCGAAACAGGAGTGGGGCCCAGCTATGGCGCTGCAAAGTAAAGACGACCCGAAGTGGTTTTACGCTGAAGCTATGCGACGACCAGATACGCTCGATATAAAACTGCGCGTAGCAGTACGCGGGCATGAAGGTTGGGTAAAAGTCATGGACTTGGACCAAAACATGTGGGAGACATCAAATCTACCAACGTGCCGCCAAGTGCTGGAAAACATTCAAGAGACCATCACACTCGAACTCGCTAAATTAACCTTGGAAGAACTATGACCACACCAATGCCCCTGTCGTTCAGCCGACTATCTACCTTTGAGCAATGCCCTGCGCAGTTCGATTACCTCTACGTTTCCAAGCGCGTGCAGAGCACGATGAACGAAGCGTCTGAGTATGGCGACCGCGTGCACAAAGTTCTAGAAGCCTATGGCAACGCCATCGTTGCTGGTAGTGAGGCAGTGGCAGCTGCTGTAGCGCTTGAAGACACACTCGAAGCCAAGCAGTCGCTTGAACGCTGGGGCCCATTGGTTGAGAAGATCACATCACGCAATGGTGAGAAGTTGTTCGAGCACCAGATGGCAGTCAATCGTCAGCTGCAGCCCGTGGACTGGTTCGCCAAAGACGTGTGGATTCGCTCCATCGCTGACGTGCTGGTGATTGACGGTGACACTGCGTACTGCCTCGACTACAAGACTGGCAAGGTCAAAGAGAACCCAACACAGCTGCAGTTGTTTGCAGCCATGGTCATGTGGCATTACCCACAAGTCAACACAGTGAAGACATCGTTCATTTGGCTCAAGTTCGACGAGGTGACAAACGCCAAGTACGAGCGCCGTTTCCTCGACGCGCTGTGGCGCGGACTGGAGCCACGCTTTGACAAGGTGCAAGAGGTGATCGACCTCGGTGTGTTCGACACTAAGCCAAGCGGCTTGTGCCCATGGTGCCCAGCCAAAGGTTTCTGCCCTGACGCACGACTGAAAGGCCGCCGATGAGTTGGATGAACATCATGGGCAAGAACGCAGCAGGGCAACGCCTTGCACACGTAGTGCCCGTCGAAGACACCTATGAGCACGAGCTGGACATCACATGCTGGTGCCAGCCCGAGGTAGATGAAGACAACGATAGGGTAGTTGTGCACAACGCACATGACCAACGTGAGCTGTACGAAACAGGCAAAAGGAAACTGATGTGAAGAATGAAGGCGATGTCAAAAAAATTGTTAAGCAAGTTCTCAAGGACACTGACAAGTGTTGGTGGTTTATGCCACCAGCTAATGGTTATGGTCGCTCTGGTATTCCTGACTTTGTTGGCTGGGTTAATGGCTGTCCATTTGCTGTTGAGACTAAGTTTGGAAAAGGTGTCACGACTGCTAACCAAAATCGTGAGATCAATGACGCGACGCATGCAGGTGGGCAAGTCTGGATTGTGAGAGAAACGAACGTAGACACATGGTGTATTGAGTTCAAAGCATGGGTGGCTTTAAATGCTGGTAATTCCTGATAAACGCAAGATCATCATCAACAGCAACGAGAACGACGCTGTTGCACAGGTGATTCCACACGCGAAGAAGTTCACCCACAACGGTGAAGAGATGTTGGCCATGCCGTATGGCGTTGATGAGGCCATGGTGCTGAAGAACCTCGGGTTCAATGTGCCAGCGCCCATCATGGAGTATTACAACTGGCCCGGTCGTTTCCAACCGATGGAGCACCAGAAAGGCACTGCGTCTTTCCTCACCATGCACAAACGTGCGTTGTGTTTGAACGCGCCGGGCACTGGTAAGTCCATCAGCTCTATCTGGGCTGCGGACTTCTTGCTTGATGAAGGCGTTGCACGCAAGGTGCTGATTGTGGCTCCGCTGTCTACCTTAAAGGTAGTGTGGGGTCGTGAGCTGAAACACCACTTGCCGCATCGCTCGTTCGTCATCTGCACTGGTACCAAGCAAAAGCGTTTAGACCTGATTAACACGCCCGGCGTGCAGTACGTCATCATCAACCATGACGGCTTTACGAACATGGCCAGCGAGCTCAATGGATTCGACGTGGTGATCTACGACGAGGCTACAGCGCTCAAGTCACCAAGCTCTCAACGCTACAAGATATTCGCCAAGTGGATGCAGAAGCATCAGCCTTGGTTGTGGTTGTTGACTGGTACACCGATCTCGCAGACACCTGCTGACGCATGGACGCTGGCTCGCCTCGTTGACTCGGCTACATGCCCAAAGAGTTTCACCACGTTCAAAGACTTGGTGATGCAGAAGGTGACGACGTTCCGCTGGATACCACGACCAGATGCGCTGGAGACGTGCCGCAAAGTATTGCAGCCGTCGATTCGCTTCTCGCTAGATGAGTGCAAGGATTTGCCAGATACCAACTTCGTTGGCCGAAAGACCACGCTCACCAAGCAACAGGAAAAAGCGTTCAAGGAGATGAAAGACCAAGCGGTCACTGTGTTCGCTGGTGGTGAAGTTACTGCAGCCAACACTGCGGTGATGTTGAGTAAGCTGTTGCAGATTTGCTGCGGCGTGGTTTACGGCGACGACACTACGATTGCCATCGACGCTTCGGAGCGGTACAATACCCTCACGGAATTACTAACTGAGATCGGTGACAAAGCAATCATCTTCGTGCCATTGAAAGGCGTGCAGCAGCATTTACAACAGAAGCTCACTGCAGATGGTTTCGACGTTGCCATGGTGAACGGAGACACAAGCAAAAAAGATCGTGACCAAATCTTCAATGACTTTCAGCACACCGACCGCCCACAAATTTTGTTGGCCCACCCAAAGGTTGCTGCGCATGGACTGACATTGACACGAGCAAAGGACATCATCTGGTACGCGCCCATCTACTCGCTTGAGATGTATGAGCAGGCCAATGCAAGGATTCGTCGGTTGACTACAACTGGCAAAACGTCTGTGTGGCACATCTGGGCCACCAGCTTCGAGGCAGAGCTATACCGCAGGCTCCGCGCGAAGAAAAACACACTCGCGGAATTTTTGAATTTGGTGCAAGGCATCAACAGTGACGAGGAGTAAAAATTGAACTATGAAATTGCAACAGAACGGTATCTGGCAGTCAGAAAAGAAGTTGACGATTTAGAGCGTGAACACAAAGCAGCTAAGGCTAAACTCACAGAGAAGCTGGTGGCGCTTGAAAACTGGATTACTGCTAAGGCACAAGAAGATGGTCTCGACACCATCAAGACAGCGGCTGGTACAGGTTACTGGTCAACGCACCACACAGCGACAGTGGGTTCTCGTGAAGAGTTCTTCCGCTTTTGCAAAGAGCACGATGCTTGGGATATGGTCGAGTCCCGCGCGTCGAAGACCGGAGTCAAGAGTTACATCGAGGCTAACGGCGCACCTCCACCCGGGGTGAATTTCTCATCGAACCGTGTTTTCAATTTGCGTAAAGCGCAAGCAAAGGACTAACTTAATGACTGACAACGACGAAGAGTTTTTCAAGGCGTACAAAGAGCATATTGCCAGCGTGTGCCATGAAGTGAACCGCGCATACTGCCAAGCACTGGGTGACGACAGTCAACCTGCATGGGACGATGCACCAGACTGGCAAAAGCGCAGCGCCCTGATGGGTGTTGACTTGCACTTGTTCAACGATGTGGGCCCAGAGGCCAGCCACGAAAGCTGGATGGCACAGAAGCTCGCTGAAGGCTGGGTGTACGGCGAGATCAAATCCGCTGCACTGAAGACCCACCCCTGCATCACACCGTTTGAGCTGCTGCCCAAAGAGCAGAAAGCCAAAGACTTTATTTTCCGCGCAGTGGTTCACGCCATGCGTCCCCCCAAAGCTCAATAACAGGAGAAACACCATGAGCAATATCGCAACAGTCCCAGCACACATCGCAGCCCGTATCGCTGCCCGCCAACAAGCAGGCACTAAGTCTGCGGTCGCTTCGGCCATCGTCTCTGACGGCCCAAGTATTCCCCGCATCAGCATCCGTGCTGGCCGCTACCGCTTGAACGAAGACGGCGTTGAGACCACCGTAGGCGTGACCCTTGACACCATCATCGTGGGCGCTAACCCACGTGTGTCCAAAGTGTTCTACGCCAAGGCGTTCGACGCATCCGCCGAGAACATCCGCCCTGATTGCTGGTCTAACGACGGCTTGAAGCCTGACGCATCTGTGACAGCACCTGTGCACACTGGCTGCGCTGACTGCCCACACAACGTGCTCGGCTCGAAGATTCTCCCCTCTGGTGCCAAGTCCAAGATGTGCGCCGACCAGCGTCACCTCGCTGTTGTGGCAGCTGCCGACCCTACCAAGGTCTACAGCTTGACCGTGCCAGTCAGCGGCATGAAAGCCCTGCGTGAATACTTCAAAGAGCTCGGCAACTACGGCATTGGCCCAGAAGAGGCTGTGACTGAGTTGGGCTTTGACGACCAAGCCAGCTTCCCCAAGATCACGTTCAAACAAAAAGGTTACGTGCCAGAAAAGGCAATCGCCCGTGTTGACGCGCTGATCGACAGTGACCCTGTGAAGGTGGCAACTCGCCAAATCGCACCACAAGCTGCTGGCCCAGCCCTCGCAGCACCAGCTGCCAAGGCCGCTATCGCAGCTCCTGCGGCAGCACCAGCCAAGCCAGTTGTGGACGAAGCCTATGAAGATGAAACTGCGGGTAACACCACAGTTGAAGCTGAAGTCATCCAGCCCAAGGCTGTAGCTGCCAAGCCAACCGTTGCGCCTGTAAAAGCGTCTGACGAATTGGCTGCGAAGCTCGACTCACTGTTCGACGAGTAATAGAATCTCGGAACGGCTCCCCCGACTACGGTCGGGGGTTTTTCATCTAGGGGCATGGACTTGGACACAAAAAACTTTCTTACTCGCATATTTGCCCAGACCGACGAATTGGTTATCTGCACGCACAAGCCAGACCCATCGGGCAAAAATCCCCGTGGCATTTTCTGGAACCGTGGCTCATTTGCCAATATCGACGATGCGGTCGATGCAATCTCCAAGTGGGACACGGAACCCACAACAACTGTTTACTACGGCGTCGGCTCATTTGCTGGCCACGCATACACCGACGACAACGGTCGAAAGAAGTGGACTAGAAAGCAAGAGCAGGCCACGTGGTTTAAAGCTCTGGCGCTCGACTTAGACATCGGTGCAGACAAGCCCTACGCAACCCAGAAAGAGGGTTGGACTGTGATGGCAGCTGCGCTCTCAGCCATCGGTATGCCCGGCCCCATGGTCGTGTCATCTGGCAAAGGCATCCACTGCTACTGGCCGCTCACTGCAGCGATCAAAAACGCTGACTGGGTGAAGCTCTCAACAGCCCTTCGCCTCGCGCTTGAAGAGCACGGTGTGCAGATCGACACCAGCAAGATTCACGACCCATCAATGGTGCTGCGCCCCGTGGGCACACACCACAAAAAACAGCAGCCATGGAAGCCCGTGGAGTGCAAGCGTGACTGCCCAGATTACAACCCGCGTGACCTAGTGCCTATCCTGTCTCAGTGGATTGGCAAAGCTGCACAGGTGTCTCGCCCAGCTGCCGCGCGTGCTGGCAAACGATCTTCCATCATGGACGCCGTGATGAACTCCAACGACGTGTTGATCGACGCTGTGGCAATGCGCTGCAACCAAGTGCACGCGTTGATTGAGTCTGGTGGTTTGCTCGACGCCGCTGGCCGCCCTGTGGAAGAGCCGCTGTGGCGTGCATCTCTTGGCTTGGCCAAGCATGCGACTGACGTGGCTGATGCAGTCGTCAAAATCGCTGGTGGGCACCCAGACTTCGACCTCGACGCCAACATGGCCAAGATCGAGGGATGGCGCGGTACAGGCCCAACGACCTGTGCACGCTTCGAGCAGTTCTGTGCATCGGGTTGCGAGGGTTGCCCGCACAAAGGCAAGATCACCAGCCCAGCACAGCTGTCCGTAGTGACAGAGACCAAGGTGGAGACACCTGCTGGCGAGACCAAAGAATACAAACTGCCCAAGGGCTACGTGGTCAACAACGGACAAGTGTTCCGTGAGATCAAGACAGAAGTAACAACCACCGATGCCAACGGCAATGATGTGGCGCAGGAAGTGACCGAGTTCGATTTGGTCAGCCCCTACGAGATGCACATCACTGGTATGTATAACGACCCTGAGAGCCGCAAGTCGGCGTTCAAGCTGATCGTGAAATACCCCATGACTGGTTGGAAAGAGGAAGAACACGAGATGGGCGTGCTTGCCACCATTGGCAAAGAGTTCACTACGTTCTTGCTGAACCGCCAGATTTACATGAAGCATGCTGGTCAATACGAGAAGGTGAGGAGTTATTTGATGGATTACTTGACGATGGTGCAGCAGCAGGCCCCAACGGGTCTTGACTATGTGTCGTTCGGTTGGCAAGAAGACGGCTCGTTCATGTGCGGCGCTTCGGTGCTCGGCCACGAGCACGGTGTGTCAGACATGCGCTTGCGCGGCCCAGCGGCAGAGTTCAAAGACAAGATCGCTCCTCACGGCAGCCGTGATGAGTGGGTGCGTGGCATGGCCATGCTTGATCGTCCGGGCACCGACACACTGCGCTCTGCTGTGCTGCTGGCTACGGCTGGCATCATCGGCAACGCTGCAGGCAACGCCACATGCGTGGTGTCCATTTACTCGCCAGAGACTACGACAGGCAAGACCTTGTCGCTCATCGCAGCCAACAGCTTGATCGGCAACCCCAAAGATTTGTTCCTGAGCCAGACCGACACGGCCAACGCCATGTATAAGATTCGCGGCGTGCTCAACCACCTGCCTTGCACGATTGACGAGCTGACCACTGCGGACGACACCAACATCGCAGACATGGCCTACATCCTGAGCCAAGGCCGTGAGAAGAACGCCATGACCAAAGAGCGTGAGCTGCGCAAGCCCGCCACATGGGCTGGCCCAACACTGGTGACAACCAACATTTCGCTGCATCAGAAGTTCGAGGGCGCACAGGCTGGCAATGACCCGCTCAAAGCCCGCTGCTTGGAGTTGCCACAGCATGACCGCACCTTCGTTGAGACCCGTGCAGACGGCAAGAGCGATGGCTACGACTTCTTCGACATCATGGCCAAGAACAATGGCTGGGCTTTCCCAGAGTTGGTCGAGGTGGTGATTGCACGTGGTGGCGCTGAGGAAGTGTGGAATCTGGCCGAGGCATCGTTCGTCAAGACGTTCGGTTTCCTGTTCGAGCCACAAGAGCGCTTCTACCGCACAGCCATAATCTCTGCATGGGGTATGGGCCGCATCGGTCAGGCACTGGGTCTTTTCCCGTTCGACGTGAAAGCCACCATCCAGTACCTGATTGAGCGCGTCAAAGCCACTCGCCAACTAGCAGAAGACAACAAGATCGACGTGTTCGACACCATCGGCCAATTCTTGGCAGAGCACAACGACCAGCTGGTCGAGTGCAAAGAGAAGTACGGCAGCGGCGTCGAGCAAGTTGTGTTGCCAGCCCCAGAGCGTGCCGTGGCACGGGTCAAGATCGTGTACGACGCGGCAACCCCCATCATGCCCGGCAGCTGCGTGTCTATCAGTGCAGAACGTCTGCGCATGTGGCTCAAGCACAAGAACGATGGCCTTGACCGCATCGAGCGGGCACTGGATGTCGAGGGTGCGTTGCTCAAGCGCCGCGAACGCATCACGCTGTTCAAGGGCTGCCCCAAGCATGCGCCCGGCCAGATGCAGTGCGTTGTGCTGAACCTGAACCACCCACGATTTGTTGAGAGCTTGACTGGCACCAACTCACGCCCACAAAGCAAAGTGACGTTGGCGGTACTTGGCGCAGCGGCAGCATAAGGAGGCATCATGCAATCATCTAGGCTACGTGAAATCCAAGACTGTGCGAACAAGGCCGCTGTGAAAATAGCATCGGTCGAACAGCACCGTCGTCACATCCACATCATCTTGGAGAACGGCCGCAAGGTCTTCGCCGCCATATCGCCCAGCGACAAGCGGGCGTCACTCAATCTAGTGCGCGACCTAAAGCGCGAAGGAGCAGCTGCGTGAGTATTGATTCAATCGAGTTGTGGCATCGCCGCGCTCGCCCAACACCAACCAAAGATAACTTCGCTGTGCAGCTGGGCTGCCACTTCGAGGAAATCAACGAGATGCTGGACGTGCTGAAGTTCGAGGGTAGCTACACCAACCTGCGATACGAGCTCAAGTTGCTGGCATCCCGCCTGAAGACTGGCGAAGAGGTCGTTACTATCACTGACCGCAAAGAATTTCTGGACTCGGTCTGCGACCAGACGGTCACAGCAGTGGGTGCAGGGCACTGCGCGGGCATGCGCACATCGGAAGGTATCGCCGAGGTCAACCGCTCGAATTGGAGCAAGTTCGATGAGAACGGCAACCCGTTGTTCAACGACGACGGTAAAATCATGAAGGGCCCCAACTACAAGGCCCCTAACCTTGAGGGCCTCTACTGAGGATTAACTATGCCACGTGACTACAAAAAAGAGTACGCCAACTACCAAGGCAAGCCAGAGCAAATCGCCAACCGCGCAAAGCGCAACGCTGCACGTGCTGTCATGGAGAAAAAGGGTGTGGTGTCAAAGGGTGACGGCAAGGACGTAGACCACAAGCGCCCAATCGTCAAAGGTGGCGGTAATGGAACTGGCAACCTGCGTGCAGTACCTAAATCCCAGAACCGCTCCTTCGCCCGCACACGCAGTGCAGGCATGAAGTAATTACTTCTTGGCCTTGGGCTTCGCGCCCTTGGCTTTCTGGTCTTCACGAACGAACTTCGTAGCGACCTTCTTAGACACACCCACCTTCTTTGCGAAGGCGGGGTCGTGCATTGCGGCACGCATCAAGTTGGCTTGTTTAGCTGACTTGAATGGCATGATTACTTCTTCTTTTTAGCCTTGTGCAGACCGGGCTCCATCTTCTTTTCCATAGCGGCATAAGCCTTTTTGGTTGGGGCCATTTTCTTTTCAGCGGCTTCCATCTTTTTGGATTCGCCTTTGCCGAAGGGGTTCATTTTCTTAGTTGCCATGATGGTTCCTTACCATTTAACTTTGTCGGCCCAATAGGCGGCTGACATTTTGCCTTTGGCGATGTTGCTCGCATGACGAGCTTTGAACGCCTCGTTACGTGCAGACCCGTCAGGGCTGCCCTTAACTCCTTGCTGACCAAAGCGGATGGTCTTCACCTGATCGCCAACCTTGGCCACGACGACGTGGCTCTTCTTTGGGTGGCTGGGCGTAGCCTTGGGTTTGTTGTAGCCTGACACGCCAGCGCGTGCCAGTCGGGGGTCTTTAGTTGCCATGTTTACTCCTCAGCGCCACCACGGGCTTTTTCAATCTCTTTGTCCATGCGAGTGCGCAACTCTTCGAGTTTCTCGTCGAGCGCATCATAGTCTGGATATGCTTTGCGGTACTCGTCGCGTTTTGCACTGGTCATCGCGGATTTGAAATCCTTCTGGATGCGCTTGACCACGATGTCGTTGATGGCTGCTTGCTCAGTGACGTTGAAGTCGTAGAACTTCAGGCCGAAAGCGCGTGCAATGGGCAGGCTGGATGGCTCGTTGCCAGTGATGCCTGTCTTACCTTCAATGATGTCGTCCACCTTGCTGATGTTGCGGCTGTTAATCAGCGGGATTGTGGCTGTGTCGTATGTGAACTTGGCGCTTGTCCACAGCTTTTGCCACTCGGTGTCCGTTGGCTTGTGCAACGACTTACCAGTGTAGGGGTCAACACCACCCACCAAGCCGAGGATGCCGCTCACGAATGGGCCGCTAGGTGTCAAGGATGCAGGAATCCACGACTGACCCATCATGCCGTTGGGCAGGCCGCGTGTGAACGATGCCAGTGGGAAGTAATCGCCGAGTTTGTAGTACACAGGATTCTCTTCGTCGCCCATGAATGGGATGCGGATGTTCATGTAGGGGCCAACTGAGCCGAACATGCGTTCGCGGATGGACTCTGGCCCTTGCTTGCGCAGTTCCTCGTCGTCGCCCGCTGCACCGCCCATGGCGGCTTCAAGAATCATGTAGGCCATCATCACGTTGGCCAGCTTCCATGGCTCGTACACGGCGATGCGGCCGATGACGGGTGCCATAGCGTAGAACCAAGAGATGAACGGCAACGCTGTCTGGCGTGCGATCTTGACGGCCTTGGAGTCGATGTCGTAGTCACCGAACGCCTTGCGGGCAAACAAGCCAGCTTCACGCATCATCTCAGCTGTGGGTGCACGAACACCAGCACGCTGTTGCAGGGCACCAGCGGTCTTCAGGAACGCGGCCATACGGAAGATGTTGTCTTCAGCGGCATAGAGCTGTGACGACAGATCGTCGAGGTACTCAGCGCCCTTGCCGACTTTCTTGGCTTGGGCTTGCAACCACTCAGCCTTGGCTTTTTCCACACCGAGCCAGCCGCCAACGCGGCGCATGACGGAGATGTCTTCGCCACCACGCAGGTTTGCCTCGTGGGCCTTGTAGATCGCTTCCTTCACCTCAGCGCTGGAGTAGTCGGCCAACATGGCACCAGAGTCACGGAAGGCCATCATGAGCTCAAGCTCAGGCTTTGTCAGCGACTTGGGGTTGGCTTCGTACTTGGCGAGAATCTTCGCAGCGTCACGCATAGTGCCGAACGAGATGTCGTGCACCATGGCCATGGTCACGTTGGACGCGGTGTTGGTTACGTGGGTGCCGAAGTTCCACACGGTCTTGGACTTCTTAAACCAACGCATGGTGTTGTTGGCTGCACGCCAGTTCACGATGGGCTGACGATCAGACATGTCGCCCATGGCGTTCCACACGGGGCCGGGGATGAACTTGCCAGCCAGCTCGCCGTACACAGGAGAATCTGGCAACTCCACCCATGTGCCAGACTGGCGGTACAACGCCTTGGTCTGTGGGGAGCGAGAAATCTCGTGCGATGCTTTGAGCACCATGTTGTCGAGGATGACGATCTTGTCCTTGGGGTCAGTGATGCCTTCGTTGATCGCGGCGTTCACGTCTTCGAGGCTGTCGTAGGCCACCTGTGCATGTGGGTTGTCGCCACGGCCCATGTCGTACACCGACTTGATGAAGTGCTTGCTGGCGTAGTTGTTGGCCAGTGCAGCAATGGTGTTGCGCAGGGCGTTGGCTACGTCGTCGGCCTTCTCGTTGGCGATCTTGTCCTTGGCAGTGGTGTTGGTCACGAACGAGTATTTGCCGTTCTTCATGCCCTCGAACAACCACTTGCGTGAGGTGTCCACCGTGAAGCCCATGGGGTTTACGCCGCCGAGTTCAGCGAAGCGTGCAGCTGACATGAAGCCAGCGGGCACCAGCTCGCCTTTACCAGACAGGCGGTTCACCTCGAACACACGGTATGCGTCGCCGTCAACCACGAGGTCGCCGTTGTCGTCTTTTTGGAACCAGTTGGAGTCGAGCTCAGTCTCGCCTTCGCGCTTCAAGCCCAGCACTTCATTGATCTTGCCGAGGCCGAAGGTTTGGCCAGCCACCTGCTCGGTGCGCTCAGGGAACAGCAAGGTTTCAGAAAACTTACGGCTTTGGAAGTAGCGTTGCTCGACGGGGGTGAGCTCGGCGACGTACATGTCGAACCATGACTTGAGCTTGTCGGCCACGGCCTTGAGCTTCATTGCGTCGGGCAACTTGTCCAGAGCCTTCTTGTCACCGTCCATGTACGCGATCAAGGCGTTGACATCCTCTGCTGGGCGGCGAGAGATAACGTTGGCCAAGTCTTCTGCGTATTGGTAGCCGATGCCTTTATTGAGCTTGAACGTGTCCATGATGCGGGACACGGATTCGTTCACGTTGTAGCGAGAGTTAATCCACCCCAAGACGATCTCAGCGCCGGGGAAGTTCTTCTCGATGAACGCGCGGGTCTTATCACCAGCCTTGCCGACCAGTGCACGCATATTGGCTTCGCTCCAGCCCACGGCTTCAAATGCACGCTGCGTCATCTGCAGCTGCACGCCGTTTGATTTGGCGAAGCGGGTGTAATCCTGCTCAGAAACACCGAGGGCCTCGGCGACTTTTGCGTCGCTCACAGGTTTGGTGGTTGTCACTGCAGCTTCGAGGACTTGGCCTTGGCCAACTTCGGGGGTCTGCTTTGCTGCTTTTTCGAGCAACTCAAGCGACGACTGCAACACATCAGATGCGAGCGACGCGCGGCCACCCAGTAAACGGGTAGCGATCTGTTTGATCGCAGTCCAAGCACTGTTGATCGACTCTAAGAACGTCTTGGGGATGTTCTTGTCAGACTTCATTGTCTGGAGTGCCTTGCGGAACTCATTGAGCGTGTTGCCGTAGGAGACCAGTTCGAGCACAGCATCCAGCTCGTTGCCTTTGGCCATCAGACCTTTGAGCAAATTCTGAACTTCCAGTGCCTTGCCAGTCAGCTCGCCTTTGTAGTTGACGACGGACTTCAGCGACTTCTTGAGCTGCACCACGGCAGGGTGGTTGGGGTTCTTGTAGACGAACGACTGCAGCGCGGCGTGGAACGCCTCGTGCAAGATGACCTCTGGGGATTCTTCCTCGTTGAGATACACCGTATTGGTCTTGGGGTCAAAGCGGGGGTTGCCCTCTTTGATGAACTCTAGCTTGATGCCGCCTTCTTGACCAACAAGCGTCTCGCGCAGCGCCAGAGCGAGCGTGCGCTCCATGGGCGTGCCGTTTGTACGCATGTAGTGCAAGATTGCTGGCAGCCCTTTGAGCACGCCGTTGTCTTTGCCTGCGTCGATGCCTTCCTTGGCGATCTTGACCAGCGTAGGCATCTTGCCTTTGCCCTTGACCTCGATGGAACCACGGATAGCCCCAGTGCGGATGTCAGCGGTGTCTGGTTGCTTACCCATGAACGCTTCGCGCTTGGCCGCGCCCCATGCTTGTGACAGCATGGTGTCGAGCTTTTTGAGCTCGTTGCGGACTTCTTTCTTCATGCTGCCGGGCGAAACTACCTTGCCTTGCACCATGTCTTTGACGAGGCGCACAACGGCTTCCACGTCTTTGGCGTTGCCACCCACCGCGTCACCGAGCTCGGCCAGCGCGACTTGCACGTTGGCTGCTTGCATCTCTACAGCAGAGGCTTGCTCATCAGCGAACTGCGCGGCGTTGCTGCGCTTGGCGATCTTGTTGCGGCGTGACAGGGCTTGGCCACCTTGGTCAGAGTAGACCTTGTAAGCATTGGCGAAGTTGCGCAGGGCGTCAACGATTTGGCCAGATTTCTCGTCAGCCACTTCTTTGCCGAGCACCAGTGCATCACGGATGCGCTTGAGGCCAGACTGGTCGATGCGGGTGCGGCCGGGAACGGCCTTGCCGCCAGACTTCACAGAAGCTGGCAACACATCACCGATGTCTTCGTTTTCAGCGTCAGCGAGCAGCTTGCTTAGTTGCTTTGATTCGGTTGCTGAGAGTTCTTGTCCTTGCGCTTTTGCTTGGACGGCTTGAGCGGTTTGAGTGCCACCTTCGGCTCCTTGGGTTGGTGTTGGACGTGCTGTGAGTGGTACAGCAGGGATTGTTGGCTCGACAGCCGTGGGGCGGTCTAAGCGGATGTTGCTGAACGGTGCTGGCTGTTGGGGGACGAGCTGCGTGCGTTGCACGGCTGGCTGCACATCTGTAGGCTCAACAGGCTGCATCACCTGTGGGTTCATGATGCGTGCGAAGTCAGCCTTAGTGCCTGCACCTTTGGTCAGGCCGGGCAAAGTCTCAGCGCCAGCGGCTGCGCTCAACAACGAGATGATGGGAGCTTCTTGCTGTGCTGCCTCTGCTTCGAGGCGGCTGGTGATGCCACGGGCTTGGTCGCCGACTTCTTGGGCACGCAACAACTGGTCGCCTTGTTGGCCAACCAAAGACTGGTATTGCTGGCCGATGCCCTGCACGCGCTTGAGTGTCTCATCCTTGGCCAGCATCAGGTCTTGGAACTCTTGGCCAGCCTGCTGCGCAGATGCGAACGACGACAACAATGCCGAGGCTTCAGCCTCCGACATGGGGCGGCCAGCGGCTGCACGCTTTGCGAGCTCGGCTTCTGGGTTGAAGTCGGCCAGCATGGTCTCGTTGATGCGCTTGATGTAGTCATCAGGCTTGGCGGTCAGGTCTGTGCCAGCCCCCTTGATCTCAGCATCAACTTTTTGCTGTGCAGCGATGCGTGCGTCTTCGAGCATCAACTGCTCGTTGAACCAGTTGTCAACATCTGCCTCACCAACGCCTTGGCGCTTGGCTTCGGCCATCACAGCGTCCATTGCTTGAGCGCGGACAGCGGTGGGGGTATCAGGGTTGTAGAGAGCGTCTTTGAGCGCCTGCGCACCGCGTGCACGTGCCATGGAGCCACCGAGTGCCAGTGGGCCCAACAGCATGGTCAGGCCGAAGCCGCCAAGTGCAGATTGTTTGGCGATCTCGCCGAGGTCTTCCTCTTTGGCACCGTATGAGCGCTCGATGAGCGAGGTACCAACGTCTTGGGCGACTTCAGTCGCAGGCTGCACGACGGCGTTTGCGGCCATGCCTTTGAGGAACGGCTTGGCAATGCCTGTGTCGGTCAATGCGCCAGCAACACCAGCAGTTGTTTTGCCACCGAGCGCGGCGGCGAGTGGGCGGGCTGCACGAAGGCCGACGGCCGTAGCAACACCTTCCAGTGGGCCCTGCACCAAGCCAACACGGCGGGCGGCATCAATGGCGTCTTGCTCAGAAGCGCCTTCGGCTTTGAGCTTCTCATAGGTTTCTTGGGCAGATGATGTGCCGAACAAAGTGGCAGCTGCAGCAGGGGCAATGGCTTGGCCGCCGGGCAACAGGGATGTCGCCATGACAGCGCCTACAGGGGCGAGGCCACGAGCACCTAAAACACCAGCTTGGCCGACGAGGCCACGGCCACGCATGTCAGGGACGTAATCCACTGCACGCTCTTCAGCACCTTGAACCAGCTCTTTGCCGAGCTCGGGGGCTGCGCCTGTGTACTGCAGACCTTGGCCAACCATCTTGGGTAGATCAACGACCGCGCCACCAACTGCTTGGCGGCCCATCTCGGCCAGAGTGCCACGTGGCTTGAAACCGAAATAGTCGGCAGTCTCTTCAAAGCTCTTGCCAATACGTTGGCTATAGTCTCGTAGGAGTGCGTCGTCAGAAAGACCTTGTAACTCCGCTGGCGCTGCCGCGCGGAGTTCGTTCAAAGAGAAAATAGCCATTGCTGCTCCGTGTTAGCGTGGCATCAAGTCCGCATACCAAGGGCGAGATAAGCCAGAACCGCTGGGGAACTTGTACCCCAAATCTTCGAGCTCGTCCTTCTCCATTACACGAACACTGCCGTCAGGCAATTCTACGTTATAGCCCATGTTTCCTGCGCGACTAAGCAGCTTTGTGTTCATTGAGTTGAGCTTAGGGGCTTGTGTCTGCAGACCTTCTTGCTTGGCTGCGCCACCTTGGCCGCCGCCAGCGCCTGTGTTGGCGTAAGGGTTACTACCTAGACCAGACTGCACAGTGTTTGCCGTTGGGTTGACGAAGTTATACACGCCCATCTGCACTGCCTTCTTGTCTTTCTCAGCTTGTGGCAGACGTGCATTGCGGTCGTCTTTCTCCCAGTCGCGGTACGCACGCAGGTTCTCTTTTTCTACATCAGACATCATCTGGCCGGGGCGAGCCTGTGGGCCCAAAGCTACTTGCCCGCCGATCTTGGCGTTAGCCATGTTGAACTTGCGAATCAAGCCTTGGCCTTTGGGGCCAGCTTTTTCGATGTCGGTCAAGTCGTCATATTCAGCTGCGATGTCAGCGGCTTTAGCGCGGCCTTCACGTTCATCTTTCAACGAGGTGCGGCGTTCGCGGCTGAGTGCAGCAGATTCTCCGCTAGCTGCAACAGAAGCCTTAGACGCTTCGATTTGCTGCTGTTTAGTTTGCGTACCGAGCAACCATGAACCAAGGTTCTCTGGCTCAACAGCTTGTTTGTTGAGGTACTCAGTAGCTAGCGCCTCGCTGTTGAATGACTGAGAGCTTGTGACTTTGCCAGATGCTTTGTCGATGAAGTTCAGTGTCACAGCACCGCCCTTGCCGGGCACGATGGCCAAGTCAGTCTTGTCGTCGAAATCAGGGTCTGTGTTGTAGAGAGTGCCCAGCTGCGCGAGGTTTTTACCCTGTAGTTTTTTCTGGATGCCAGATTTGAACAGCGACAGATCAGCCTTGTCGATGTTGAGGCGTGTAGTGACGGCCTTCTCCCACTGCTCAGGCGTGAACTTGAACTCCTTTTGCGCAGCTTCCTTGAGTTGCGCGGCGGTCATATCAGGGTTCTGCGCAGCAAACTCGCCGAACTTGGCGTAGCGAGTTTCAGCATCGTCTTCACGTTGGGCTTTGTTTAACTGCAAACCAGTCAACTGCTGCTGTTGCGCACGGGCTTCGAGTTCACTCGCTTTGTCGATCTGGCCATATTGACGGTAAACATCGGCCAAACCAGCTGTACGCTGCGCACCTGCTGCGCGTTGGGCTTCTTGCATGGTCGCGTAGTTCTGTCCACCGCTTGACACTGAGTAATCAGGCGCAGTCAAGCCTTGGCGGCGCTGGAGTTCAGCGATTGCTGGCTCGTACTGAGCCGCTTGCTCTGGGAACTGCTGTTGCAAACCACGGAGTTGCTCGATATTGCTAGACAGCTCAGGGCCGTAGGCACCTTCTGTGACTTTGTACTTCTTAGCTTCTTCAGCCAGAGCGCCTTCAAGTTGGCCTTGGCGAATTGTCTCACCGAGGCGAATACCTGCTTGTAAACCTGATGCCCATCCCATGGTGTGCTCCTTAGACTTTCTTGAACTCGATGTCGAGCTTTTCGTAATTGACGGCGTCGAAGCCATCAGGCATTGTGAACACCGCTTCTGGGAAGAGAGCCTTCACTTCGTCAGCCATCACACCAACGTATGTGTCGCCAGAGCCGCCAATGTACGTGAACTCGTACAAGGTCAAGCCTGTGCGCTCATCTACGCCTACTGGTTTGATGTTCTCTTTCAAGCGGCGGTCAGACTTATAAGCTGTAGCACCAGCGCCAAGAGCTGCACCGTACATTTCACCTTCCGCCTGTAGGCCAGCAGAGTAGCGACTTGTTTGGTTGCTGAGTACATTACCCAGCGCAGTATTCTGCATCTGTAGCCCAGAGCTGATTGTGCCGACACCTTGGTTATAGAGGTTGCCGAACTGATTACCAGCGGCCATCGAAGTATTGATACCGGAGGTGCCAGCGCCTGTCGCGCCTTGGTAAGCAGCCGTAGAAGCGCCAGCGAGGTTGCGGCCGAGACCAGTCACGTCCATACGGCGTGCCCATCCCATTTGTTCTGCTTGGGTGCGAGCACCAGTCATAGCCTGCGCACGCTGGGCAGCTAGGCCGAGAGCGTTCTGGTTCTGCATGGCGAGGCCAGCACCGGAGTTCATATTGACGCCACGAGCAGCGGCGGCGCGAGACGCCATCGCTTGGTTTTGTCCAAAGGCTTGCGCCGAGGCAGCAGCAGCATCTCGGGCTAATTGCTCACGGTAGTTCTCCGTGCTGAAATTACGAGCATCTGCAACGAGACCCTGTTCTACAGGGCGATACGTACTCTTCATGTAGTCGTAGTAGTCTTGCCCCTGCTGCATTTGTTGCTGCTGGGCAGCCATCTGTTGCGCAGCAACTTGTCGAGCAATAGGTGCTTGTTCCGCGTATTGGCGCTGTGCGAAGGCCAACTGGCGATCACCGAGCCCGCGCATAATTTCCGCCGAGTCGCGTGCTGCCTTAGCTAACGGCTCATAGTCTGGCATTGCCCCTGCTTTACCACCCATAATCTACTCCTTTGGCAGCCAGCGACAGTTGTCAGGCCACAAAACCAAAATGTGCATATCAGCGCCCGGTGCGCCATCTTTCATCACAAACTCTTCCTCGAAACCGAGGTGCTTGTCAAATGCCAGTATTTTAGGCTCATTCGAGGGAACCATGCCAGTTAATCTTTTCAATTTGCACTGTCGGAACGCGTAATCGCAGACCGCCTCAAACAGCGGAATAATCATTTTGGTTGGGTATGCGATGGCAATGTGACATGTGGCGTTAGCGCCGTTCATGTTGTTGATGACAACACCCGCGATAACTTCGTCCCCGCGAACGACCCCCATGGCGTAGAAGCTACCCCAGTCCGCACCCTGCCCCACTTGTCTGGCGACCCATGCGCCAATACGCTCTTTTTGATTGAAAACGAGTTCTGCCATGGGGTCACATTATGCGGCAATCATTCGCCTAGGGCTACCCAGTTCAACGAACCTTCAGCCAAAACTTGAGAGGAAGCCAAGCTGAAGTTGTAGTAGTTAAGCGAGAAACTGTTCACAGCAGTGGTTGAGTTGGTCAGCGCACGACGCCGTGACACGGTTCCTGTCAAGCCAGTCAATTCGAGTTTGGCATAAGACCCACTGTTAAACGAGCCAACGCCAGCGGTGGCAGAGAAAGTAAGTGTTAGGTTACTTGTGTACGTCTTTGTAAGGTTTGTACCGCTGCCTGAGAAAAGACTCAGGCCCGACCCTGTAATGGTCGCGGACGCATAAGGCGGCGTGTTGATGATCTGATATGAATAGGTGTACGTGATCGACTGCCCCGTTTGCTCCCACCCAGAAGGTAGTGAGTATGAGGGCGAATAGTTAAGCGATTGTGTCGTCTGTGGTGGAGACTGAACAGTGATCGACTGGTAGTCCGAACGAGACAAGTTGTCCGTAGCGTATTCGTACGACGTACCTGTGTTGAATGTTCCGCCAGTGTCATACGCTTCGGTGACTACACGCACAGTCCAAGTGCCAGCGGACGGAAAGTTTACCGTGATGCTGGTTGTAACGTTAGCCGCAGTATCAGCACCTAGGTTTGACGTTGACCACGAGCTATCCACCCAAGACGAACCGTTCCAGTATTGCGCTTTCCAACGCACGGTGCGGTAGTAGTAATTTCCTGATGTGCCAGTACCACGATATGAGCGCAGCGTCACGTTTAGCGTTACAGCAGACGTATTAGCTGCAGTTGTGTACTGACTGCTTGTCCAGCCGGATGACGTAGTACCACTAGATTCGTTGATTACAGTTTGGCCAGTATTAGCCGCGAGACTCAATGTCGCACGAGGTGTAAAGCGCCACACCATAGACCCAGCAGAGGACTCAGTGATGTTGTACGCCTCACACTGAATGGACTGACTTTGGTTCGCGTACGCCGCGTCGTACAACTTGATGTTGGCTGGCGACACAATGATTTTTGGCTGTGCTGTAAAGTAGCCGGGGATGGTAACTTGCACGTTGTTCTGACCGACGCCAGTTTCAGTGCGAGACAACGCCTTGTAAAGCACAGTGCCGACATTGGGTACGTCTTTGTAAATCTCAAAGTTGCCGCTATACATGCGGGCCTTGTTTCCACCAGAGCCTTGAGAAATCACTTCACCAGTAAACTGTCCAGCACTAGCATACACAGTGCCCCGAATGACCGCGTTAGAGAACTCCGCGTTACCATCGCCGTTGATGCGCCATCCGCGTGTGCCAGCAAGGTAATTTGATGACGAGACGGTTGTGCTCGCTGTAATTTCCCCCGTGGTCAATTTGTTGACGGTGAGGTTTGCTACTTTAGCGTCATCGACAGCGAGGTTACCGATCTTCGCATTGGTGATGGCCGCGTCATAGATGAACGCCGCCTTCATGTACGTACCCGCAGGGATGGTGACGCCACCGATGGTGGTCGCAGTATCAAGTTGGAAGAACGGCGCTTCGCTGTTTGTGCCATACGCCTCCGCCAGCACATCCATTGTGTAAGCTAGGTCAGCAGGTGTTGACGCGGATACACCACTCACAGCGTTGTACGGACCAGCAATATTACTCACGTTGACAAAGCGGACCCAGTAGTAGCGAGTAAGGCCGGGGCCAAGCTCATCTGCATATACGTCCCCGGGAGTCATGCCCAGAAGCACGGCTTGGCCAATGTTGTCTGAAGATGCACCCCACACCTCTGTATGCGAGTGCCCGCTATACATTGCAGCATCCCAGTTCAGAATTACGTTGCGGATAGCCGCTACAGCCACAAGGCCAGTAGGTGCGGGAGGAGCAGCGACGTATCCGGCAGCAGGCGGTTTTACATTGCCAGCCCCATCGGTAGACGCTATACCCGCGCTGGTCAACTCACTTAGAGAGACGAACCGATCTGAACCCCCGCCAGATACCATCTCACGAAGGCGATCTAAAAACGTGCGTAGGTCTCGTGGAATATCTGATGTTACTGACGGCAGCCTTTTAGACATCGCTCAACTCCATCATATTCTGTGCCATGGCAAAACCAAAGACCTCAGCGCTGCCTTCAATCTGCACTTCCCAGTCACGTCCTGAAACAGCGGCCAAGCGAAATGGCGTGCGGTCAATCACGGTATGGGTGTACGCAAGCACGCCGTCAACATAGAACTTGGCGGTCATAGGGTATGTCTCAGCCTCAAGCTGGGCGCAGGACATGCTCAATGGCTTTGGAAACGTGAACTTCTTAGAGCGCCACACGTACGACTTGCCAGCACCCTCAAACCATGGCTTAACAGCACGGTCCGCACCCACAACAAACAGCTTGTCCACTTGTAGGTCATTGAAGCCAGCAGTGGCGTAAATGGACGTGGTGATTAGCGCACCAGAGGTTAAGTCATAGACGAAGCTGCCCTGTGTGGTTCCGTTGTCGTAGAACGCGATGTACTTCAAGTCGTGCTGGTACGCGTGGATTGAATCCGGCTTGAAGTACGCCTGCCACTGCGCACGAGTGAAATACTGCTCGGTGACAATCTTAGAGCCGTTCGATGACAACATTACCAGACCGTCTGGGCTGGCATACAGAACCGCACCGTTGGTACTCACGATGCTACGCTTGGACGCGCAAGCCTGTTCGAGATCAGACTTGACCACAGTCATTGAGTCGGGGTGCCCACCTTGGATGAAGTAGGGCGTGCCAGTCGTCAACACAGCCAGCGTAGTATCCATGCGACCCAGCCCCACGACGGGGTAATCCAAAGATTGTTGGTACTGTACTGGCCAAGCATGGGGGTGGTACGGGTCGCAAAAATACACGTCGCGCCCTTTGAAACCAGCCATGATGCCGTTCGGCAAGTTGATTAGGCCCCGCATCTCAGCTGGTGGTTCACTCCATGTCAAGCTAGGTACTTCCTCACCCAAACTTGCTGCGTCTACCGCGTCTACGTAAGTCGTGTCTGTAATGCCGATCTCGGCAACAAATAAATACGACCCTGTGGTGGAGCGGTAGATACGGCGGTGTGTAGCCGCGTAACCAGACGGAATTGACGCAAAGTTTGTCAGTGTGACTTTCTGACTGGGCAGAACCTCTAGGCTTTGAGATGCAGACGTGCAGGGGGCGGACTCGAACTCAAACCCAGCCTCTTTATTCACGATAGTGTATGTGTAGACACGAGTCTCTTGGAACTCCGAACCAACACCAGACTCATTTTTTACATAGGTTGGAACGACAGGGAAATCGCCGCCACGGATGCGTACGGACGCAAAGCTGCCAGCCAATTCTGTCTGCACGACAGCGATAGGGTGTGTAGTGCCATAGACCGTAACACGCAATCCGTATGACTCAAGTACGTAGATATTGGCGATGGTAGCGTTTGCTGGAATAGCCACCTTCTTTTCTGCTTCAATGTTGACTGTCAATGCAACAAACTTGCCAGCTAGATACGACGTTACATCGGTGTCTGTAATGATGACGTAGGCTGGCATAGCGGCTTCGGAGCCATCTGACTTTTGCAGTGTTACCTGCGTAGCGCCATTCATGCGCTTGTACTCAATGAAGTCGGTAGAGCCGCCACCTTGTGAACCCGGCTGTAAGACAACACAGCTACCATACGCTGTAGCAGTAACCCCAGAAGAAGTTATGGCGGCGGCAAGCGCAGAAGCACTGGCCATACTGCCTGTTGCTGTGTAGGTCTTCTGGACGCCTGCGCTAGTCCGCACAGTAATCACGTTACCGTTGGCGATAGCGCCAATCTCCTCGTCCTCGATGACTACGTAAGCACTGGTGGACGTGTTGCCGGAATCAGACTTGTCTAAGCTGGGGTTATATGTGAACGTTCCAGCAGTATCGGACTCTGTATCGACTTGAAATCGCAGCGTGAACGGGCTATTTGTCGAGGAGCCAGTGCGTGTCAAAACGACGTTGCCATTTGACGCAACAGCGTCAATGTCAGTAAGGACAGTCAACTGCGCAGCAATGGCTGATGCGGTAAGCGTAGTGACCGTAACGTCTGACCACGTTGCCCCGTCTAAGCTAACGCCGACTTTAAATCCCGATTCAAGCCGAGCAATGTCGGACGCATACAGAGTCACCGTAGAAACAGCACTTGACGCCGTGGCTATTAAGGCCGAGGTGGGGGCTGGAAGCCCTAGAGGGCGAGAAACTGAGGGGTAGCCAGAGCCAGACAACGCGATGGCCGCGTAGGTAGCCTTAGGCTGCACGCCGTCGGTGTAGAACGTCCATTCGGATGCGTCACCAGCAATCTGGCTGCGTGCTACATCAACGTCGGTCGTCCAGTGGAACCAATAATCAGAATCAGATGGCGCAGCCTGCCCAAAACGGTAAATGGTCTGGGGTGTACCCACCTTGGTGAGCGTCGCCGCAGTTGAGCCAACATCAGGGAAAGGGTAGAGCGCCCCAGAAAAAACTGCACAGTCCAGTGCTACCTGTGCTTGAGTGTCAGCGAGGTAACGTGGGGGTACTTTTGGCGAGATGCCACCAAAGCTAGTGATTTTTACGAGGGCCATACGGGCTTCCTTTAAGCTACTGCCTAATTGTAGAGCTTCAAGCCTGTGCTGTGCCAGTGTCGATCACCGCCATGGCGTGCACGGTGTGTGAAATGCGGTCGTTGAGGCCGATTGCGCCACCGTTGATCTTCTTGGTCAGGCCAGTCCAGTTGGCAGCCTCAGCCAGCTCATTGCAGCCGTGTGTGCTCCAGAACCAGCCCGCCGTCAGCGCAGCGAACTTGGGCGTGGCCACAAGCTCAGGGTTCATCACGAAGTCAACGCCGAGCGCCTTACCAGCATGGTAATAACCGCTATGGCCTGTGAGTTGGATGCACCCGCGTCCACGAAAACGATAACCGTCGCCAGAGGCTTCATCGCGGTTTCCCATACGATTGGCGTAGACGCTGTTGGCGATTTTCTTAGGCTGACGCTCGTATTGCTTGGCAAACTCCAGCGTTGGGAAACGCTTAGGCCACAACTTCATCAGGGTTTCGGCACGGTAGTTCAGGTTCTCTTCGAGCACTTTGAAGTTGCCGCACTCATGGCCGCACTGGCCGATGAAGGCCGCTTGCTGGCGGGGTGTCAGGATGTTGAAACGCGTGAAGGTTTCGTTGAGCGCGTCAACCCACTCAGGGCCGATGTGCATTGCTTTGAGTTGTTCAGCGTTGACCATTGAGTGTGTCCCTCACTTGGTTGTACCTGTCGATGCAGGAGTTGAGTTCGATGATGGCGCGGTCTCCTTCGGCGACGAGCCTGATAAGGTCTTCAACAGTTTGTCCGTCAAGTTCGGCTCGCGCTTGACCATCGTCGGAGGTAGAGGTGGCACATCCACCCTTGGAGGTGACGGGGACGTACAGCCTTGGGCGGCTAGCAATAATGCCAGAGAGCTTAGTTTCAAACTCTTGCTTAGTTTCAGCGTCTTTTGCATCTTGTTCATCCTTTTGTTTGGTCATGGCACCGTTGAGCCGCGCGATCTCAAGCGCGTCCTCGGTTTCCTTCTGGGCGTAGCCCTCATGGTGGCCGTAGAAATAGGCGGCAATCGCCAAAGCGATGCCACCCAAGATCATGTGCGGATTCATGATGCCTCCTGCTTCGCGGCTGCACGCTCGTGAGCGATCTCCTCTGCGGCAGGGTCGATGAAATCAGCAGGGGTTGATGGAGGAGGTGGTGGAACCCACGACTCGTCCAGATCAGGGTTTTTGTAACCCATGAAGTTCCAGTCTGGTGTGCCCGATGATGCCGTAGGCGCGGGGCTAGGACTTGGCGCTACGGCTTGGGGCTGTGGGGGTGGTACCAGAGTTGGGGCTACTTTGTTGGCGATCATCTCGCTGGCTTTCTTGGCCACGCGCATGCCGATCAAGGTTGTGATCGAGCCAGTCATCAACAACACGATGTCGTTGAGCATCTTGGTGTAAGCCATGTCAATGGGTGCCATGGTCTTGATGGGCTGCTGCACAAAGGTGACTGAGTAGAGCATCATGAACACGAGACCACCGAACACGAGCATAACGACGCCGACCACGAAGGCCCACACCATTACCTCGCAGAACGCGATCAGTTCATCAGTTGTTTGGAACAGCGCTCGGTGCTGGGTTTGTAGAGATTTGGTCAACTTTCTTCTCCAAGATAGGGGCTACAAGGTATTCTGGGCAATCCTGCGTGAATTGGCAATCAGGTTTTTGGCATCGCTTTGCGTTGAAGTTTTTAGGGTCTTGGCAAAAATACCGAAACCGATCTTCACAACCCATCAGGGTTAGAAGCAGGCTTAGTAACAGCAGCTTTTTCATTTTGCTCCTTCAGTTGTCGTTCCAGTTTTTTCAACTGCTTCAGCTCGTATCGAACGTCGGCCTTCATTTTCTCAGTCTCAACCAGCACAAGCAAGGACATTGGTAGCGCCAGAAACAGCACCAGACTCAAGACAACAACAGCGACGATAAACCACCGGGTGTCCTCACGAGCCATCCTAGCGATAGCACTATGGCCCACATCCATAGAATCATTACGAACACCGCCACTGCCGTTAGCGCCCTGTCGATTCGATGATGTTTGAGAAGCTCTCGTTGCCATGCTTTGTCTCTTTCGTTCCTAGCCTTGACAGCACGAGCTACCTCCTGCGCCTCAACAATCTCATCATACTTGATAAGGAAGTCTTCGTACATGGCCCCAAGGCCCAATTCACGCGGTGTGCCGTAGATCATGGCCTGCTTGAGCTGCGCAGACAGCTGGTTCATCTGCCACTGAATCTCGATACGGTCAATCGCGCTGTCTGCAACTTTGTCCGTTGTCAGGGACTGCTCTTCGAGCTCTTGGCAGTGTTCCTTCAAAGCCCGCATGGCCTCGAAGTAGACCTTCAGGTTTTCGCAGATTTCGTGGACTGACCGCGCTTGGTACTCTTCGTAGCTGAGTTCTGGCTCCGGCTCTTTGCGCTTGGCTTTCTTGGGCTCTGGTTTTTCTTCGGCTTTGGCAGCGGGGGCTGCGATGGCTGGAATGTTGGTGGGCTTGGGGTCGTTACCGAGGAGACCTTGAATCCATCCCCAGATTCCGGTGACTTCTTTGTAGATGGCTTTGGCGTCGGCAACTCCACCTTCGATTTGCTTTTTGAACTTGCCGATCTCAGCTTTACCTTCTCGAAGCATTTGGCAGCCAGCACTGATAGCGCTGACCGCACTTTGGGCCATGAGAAGGAGCGAGATAGGGTCCACATCAATGCACCGTAATTCCTAGCTTCGTTTGAGCGCCCAACCACAACAACCCGAGCACAATGACAATGGCTGCAAGGATGCCTTTCTTGGCAACTTCACGCTTGAGGTCATTCCAGAACTCGGCCTGCGCTTCGGCAGCACGAATCAGAGACTCGTGGTACTTGCGGTGGCCTTCGTAGTCCACATTGCCATCTTCGTCCTTGGGGAACGCGGAGCGCATGTGTTTGACTTCGGCCAAGATCAAGTCGAGCTTCTTCTCGATGGA